GGTGGCTTGATCTCCAGCACAATCTGCATCACGTCTGCCACCGTCAGGTCATACTCTCCTGACTCCGCAGCGTACCACAGAGCCTGCTTCAGAATCCGCAGGTCTTCCTGAACCATCAAGCTCTGCTCATACCGCATCGCCTTGTGGAACGGCCCCTCCGAGACCAGCGTCGACGCGAAATTCCCCTCGCTGACGTTTGCCGTCAGCATGAATTCCGGCAGTTTCATGCCAGCAGCACACGAGCGGAGCAACGAAACCAGCGTTTCAATGTGGTTGCTGTTCCCGGCGCCCGTCTCTGGAAACTCGTACTTAATCTGCGATGGGATTGTGACGACTGCTGCTGACGGAAAGTCGAATGTCTCTGACTGTCCGCTGCTTCCGCCGCCATTTTGCTGCGTGTTCAGGTAACTCTTGACCGAATCGCTGGAGGGATTGCCCATAATCGTGCGGATCGCACCGAATGCCGCCTGAAACGAACTCGTCCGCATCAGATTGGCCAGCAATTTCTTCGCAAAGATCAATTCTTCGCGTACCGGCCAGTAAAGCGTCAATCCTCGAGGATCTGCTGACAGCACGTTTCTCTTGCGATGCTGAACCAGAATCTGATCCTGCGACTCTTCCATCTGCGGGATCGTGTCGCCCCGGTAATCGGCCAACACGTTTTTCCGGGTGACAAACCGCAGATCCGGATACCACACGTCCTTCAGGAAGTACGCGACCGGCTTTGCTCGCAAATCATTCGTCTTCCGGACGCCCAGCGAATCGAAGTATTCCTTCGAAGCATCATCCGGGTCGACGAAACTGCTCCTCGGATCGTCGTCGAGATCCTGCGGTTCGCCAAAATACACCCGGACCATCCCGTCGTCGTCGTAACTCAGCAGGTCGAACACCTCGCCGTGCCGGTCGCATCGCTGACTGACTTCTGATTGCCGTGTCTGCCACTGATTCTCCGCTGTCCATAGCTCGAGGAACGCCTCGACCTTGCGGACTGACTCGGAGTTCGGTTGATTCTCGTCCTTCGGCTTGACGGTGATCGCATGCCCCGTGTCGGCGATGTAGTAGGACCGATTGTCCTTCGCATTTGTGCCCCAGGGCATCCTGCCAAGCTGATCGCCGAGAACAATTGCCTCCCGGACATCCTGAATTGTCTCGGCAGGCTCGTCGCCACCGAACGGAAGCTGATCCCCGTTCGCGTTCACTCCGCCGCAACTGACTCCCAGTTCCTCAAAGATCCGCGCAGCGGCCTTCGTGGCGGCAATTGACAGTTTTTCGTTCTCAATGGTCCATGTCGTCGGCAAACCGTTCATCTGATGTCTCCTCGACATCAGATTACACAGGAAAACACGTCAAAACAATCTTAGTAAGACTTGTATGCCGCCATTCCGGCCTGAACGAGCAGGTCATTTACGCAAATGTCGCCCTTGAACACCTCCGCCAGATATCTGCCGTACTTCTCCTGACTGTCCCTGATCGTCCGGATGTCGATCTGAGAGCCGACCGGCACCAGGGTAATCAGATAGTCCCGAGACGCGACCCCCTGCTCCCGTTGCGACCCCTTGACTTCCGGGGTGTTGATCCTCGCCAGCCTGAGCTTCTGCTTTACCTGCACGCCAAAACCAAGGTCAACCATGGCTGTGATCGTGTCGCCGTCGTAAATTGAAACCACGGTCGCTGAATACTGGTACTTCTCGATCATTGCAGGAACCTCCACCACCAATGCGACGATCTCACCGCGCGACGGTAAATCCCGACGTTTGCGTTCTGATGGAATGACTGGCAGACGATCGCCGATACCGTCTGTATCGCAAACTCTACCGGATCCGATTTCTCGCGGCAGTGACCGCACCCTCGTTTACTCATCTCACTTCTCCTTCCTCAGATTTTCCCAATACTCCTGCTCATAACGCGGCAACTGCGTACACATCGCCAATGCATCCGGACCATCGTCGTGCTTCCCGACGCCGGGGATGCCATCGAACTGCTTAATCTGCTGCAGCAACAGAGTCGTCCCCGGATTCTCCAAGAACCGGAACTCACGCTGCGTCAGTCGCTTATCAAGGCCTCGACGAATTCTCATCTCTTTCTTCAGCATGTCCTCGACAGGAATAATGAGCCCGCCAGACATCAAATACTTCGACAATGCATAGTCCAAGTGATTCGCCGCGTAGTTCATGATCAAGTCGCGGAAAATACTCTGGAACTGCGTCGATTCAATCCCAATCAGGTCGCCGCTTCTGATCCGGTGGTGGTCCTGCTCGCAGAACAGGAACAAGTCCTCGATGATCTCCGACGGCGATCGTCGTTTTAAGTCAGCGTCGACATACGCCAGTTCTGACGTTTGTGCCATGCAGACCAAGGCACTGTAATCTCCTTTTTTGACGGATTTCCCTTTACTCGGATCTACGCAGAACATCCGGACAATGTCGTTGGCGTGTTTCGGGATCGGGAACTTTTCGAGGGGGATGTAGACGTTCACAAACAAGTCTCGATGCCATTCAGATCCTGTCTGCGAAGATCCCAGCCATGATCCCTCAAGGAATCTTTGTCGATCCTGTTCAGACATCTGCTCCAGTCGTTGACGATATCCCGGATCCGACTTCTGAAGATGTTCGTTGTCCTTCAGTGTCGCGCCGATGAACGTGGCCGACGTTGTGACGCATTCTTCTTCACCAGTCGTCTCATTGATCTCATACTGCGGACTGTCGTACCAAATGAACTCTGGCTCGACGTATCTGAAGTAGCGAATGACTCCTGATCGTTCTGGGATCGGGAAACCTGTTTCAGGATCGATCCACCAGTACAAGAACCGATAAAGCCACGAAAAACTGTCAGGATTACAAGACAGTCTCAGGCGGGGTTTTACTCCTGATTTACTACGACAGCGACCCCACAAATATTGCACAAATTGCAGAGGCCACTGAGTTGCTTCGTCGACAGCCAAATAGTCGATCTGACTTCCCTGATAGTCGTCGAGGTTCTTCTGGAACTGGCATGTTCCCAAAGCGATCTTCGCACCGCACGGAAACGTGAACTCCGCGCGAGTGTGATTGTATGTCGCTCCGTATGGTGAATACATCGACTTGCAGTGGTCGAGCAAAGCACCAGGCTGACTCAACTGAGGGAATGTTCGACGAACAATCAACCCTCTGAAATCCGGGTTCGAATGCGGTCCCTGAGTGTGCCTCAGAAAGTCTAATGTCAGGATATGAGTTTTGCCGCATCCGGCCCCAGATCCGAAACACAACCACTCTGCTTCGGATGTCAAGAATCTGTACTGTGGATCTGAGAGTTTCATAGCGGTCTTTCAGTCCCATGATTCTTGTGGTATCCCAGCCTGACCTCTTCTGCTTTGCGTGCCTGAGCAGCCTGTTCCAGAGTGTCATACTGGCCGATGTATTTGATCTTTTCTGTGTCTTTTATAGTAGCGATGAACTTCCTCTTTCTCTTGTCGAATCTCACCCCAGTCACTCCGCTCGAATTATCGGAACGGAGCCTTCTATTCTTCGCATTCGAAAGGTTCGTCGCCTCGCAGAGATTCGATAACCGATTGTTCTCACCATTGCCGTCCTCATGGTCAATCTGGTCCAGCGGGTCAGAGCCTGTCATGTAAAGCCACGCAAGCCTGTGGGCTCGGTACATCTTCCCGTCGATATGAATGCGGATGTACTTCTTGCCAGAATGATTCTCGTGGACACATCCAGCGACCGTCCCAATCCTGTCCTTCACTGGGCCTTTTGCAATCTTCCAGACAAACAGTCCCGTCTCAGGATCGTAATCAAGAATCTGCTTCAGCCATTCCTGCGTCGGCTTCTCTTCTTTCTTGAAACGAACATCAGGAGAATCGTAAAGGTTCTCCCACTTGTTGTTCCTGGCATCTTTATCTCTGTGTAAGACGACACCGTCAGGCATCCGGCCCTCGACGATCAGGAATGCAAGCTGATGCGCGGCGTATTTCTTGTCGAAGACATTGATCGATATCGACGATGGCTTCCCATTTCTCGAGGTTGCGTTCCCGGCGATAGTACCTGCCATCGCCTTTCCTTTCCGGTTGACCTTCCATGTGAAAATCCCGGTCTCCTTGTCGTATAGCAAAAGGCTTCGCAGTTGCTCTACAAAAACACAAACATCTTCACTCGCTACTGAAACTGCCATCCCAAATCTCCACAAAAAAACCGCCGACAACCTGGTGCAAGCAGATCATCGACGGCTTTAGTCCAGGGGTTAACCCGGATGTTTCGTTGTCACCTTGCACGCGACGATGACTTCATTTTATCAGAGTTCTCCGACTCTTCAAGCAACATCACCAGCAGGCAGTAAGTCTCCCACGAGATCCGCTGCTTCCCGTTCTTCACCTGACTCAAATAGGTCGGCGATCGCTTCACTTTGCGAGCAACCTGACGTAGCGAAAGAGTCTCGGTCAACAGGTCGATCACGCCGGGACCGCACATCAACAAAATCTGATCCATCCTCTGAATCGAAGATGTTATCGACTCAATCTTTTCTCTCGTTACTCTGTGAGTTCGTGTTGATATCTTCATTGCAGTTTCCTTCAAACAAAACAAGCAGCCAGCGACTCGGGGGAATCGCTGACTGCTTTCGGGGAGAGATCTACTGGTCGCGTTCGGTCACGTCGATGGTTTGTGACTCGTCCAGCGACCGAGGGTTCATCGAACGTACTGTCTGCTCCACCCGGAACC